TGCTGGATGAGCATCTCCTGAGGCTGGGTGGCAATCATCTTGCGCTCCTCCTCATCCATCATGACGTAGCACGAGTGCATGGTGCACTTGTACGAGTTGTTGAAGCCCGCAGCCCACCTGATCCTGAGTTCCACATCGTGGTACTGGAGGGCAACCAGGGGGATGCTGGAAAACCAATTCTCACAGAAGAAGAAACGGAGTGGGTAGAAGTAGGAGTCGGACCCGAGACCACCGTGGAGGCTGGCGGGGAACGACTTGCTGGCGGTGTTTGCCATGGTGTCGATCGCAATCTCCTCGCAGAACTCGGAGGTCTGGGTGTCGATCACCTGACCACCGATGAGCAACTCCACCTGTTCCACCACCTGGGTCCAGTCGGAAACCTCCTGAACCTGACCGTTGAGGCTGACCGTCAGGTAGGTGTAGTTCAGGAGGTCACCCAACCGCTCGAAGCGGATCGTGGACATCCCACCCGCACGGGGGTACCCCTGGAAGATATTCGTCTTGTGGAAGATTGAGAAGTTGGTGTGGCGCTTGTAGATGGACTGGAAGAAGGACACCTGAGGATCACCTGTGATAAAGGCGTCCTGAGCACCTACGGAGACAAGTTGAGTAATGCCCGACATTATATTATGATATGCCAAGATAATAAATGTTTTCACTACTCTGCAAACCCATGGTGGTGGCTCTACCACCCCGACCAGCAATCGTGACAACACGGGTATGCCGTGTTGTCAAGATCTCACCGATCCCCCAGGAGACTGACAAGTACGTGTTGGAGATCCTGGATGCTCCGCCTATCAACGTTTCTACTTCCGACACCGACCCCACTCAACAGGCTCGCCCTTCGGGTTCGGGCGGGGGCACATGATGGGCTTCGTGGGCTTCGGGTGCAGGATATCCTTCTGGGCGTCGTGGTGGAACATTGTGATTGTACTAATACAACGCAAGAAAACTTTATTGCTACTTCTTGCTACACGACCATGAGCGCATGGAGTCCACCATAGAGTCCGAGTACCCATCCATGTTCACATTGCCCTTGTATGTGTACTTGCGGGTGGAGGTGCCAGGGGTGGGACAGGACTTCCCGAGGGTCTCTGTGATTGTGCAGTCGTATTGAGGCATTTTGTTCCTTACTTAGTGCGGCGCTTTTTTATCTGCCTGAGTTCCCGAGCCAGGTCAGCGTCGGCGGTGTAGTAGGTCTTGCCCTTCATGGCGAAGGAATGCAAACGGGCGTGCCCCCACGCCTGCTGGGACGCCCCGGGGCGGTGACCCGTCCTCCACGCCGCCATCCCGCGGTTGTAGACCTTCCTGAGGATTCCCAGGGGTATCTTGGTGGCACGAGCCTTTTGAGCTAGGGTCTTCTTGTCCGCCCCGTACTTCTTGCGGAACTGCACGGTGTAGGAGGAGGTGCGAACCTTCTTGCCCTTGTCAGTCTTCCAGGGTTTATACGCCTTGGGGTCACGGTGGTGGGTTCGGGACCCCTTGCGGATCCGAGCCGTCCGAGTCTTCCGCTCAGATGGGGTGAGCCCCGCCAGATATTTACGCGGTAGGTACGCCATACTTATACATTACACAATTCTTTTGCCAGACTTGACAGCCATCCTCCTATCTGGCCACCACCTACCCTCCGCCCACCACATATCCATCTCGGGGTCCCGCAACACCTTGACTCCCCGAACGATCTCACCCTGATACTCTGGACCAGCCGTCACGTTTTTGAGGTACCTTGCAACATCGAGGATGCTATCAAACGTGATGCCATAGAATACACACGTTCCCGAGTCCTGATGAAGGAACCCTGGGTGACCCTCGAACTGACACGACAACATTATTACATATATAGACTTGTAGCCATTATTGTTTAATGATATCCGTCAACGTTGACGACCGTGGTGTAGCCATTGCAACTGCGTGGGGTGTCGATGGACACCTCAACGGGCATGACGTGACTGTCCTCCAATCCATGACCGCCCAGTACAAGGGTGAAAAGTATATCGAGATTGGGAGTTATCTGGGGTGTTCTGCAGTCATCATTGCCAAGGAGAACCCCGAGACCCTGGTGTACGCCCACGACATCTGGGAGACGGACATGAAAGACCTCCCAGACGATAGCCTCCCGCCAGACCATGTGGCTGACTACTTCCTGAATTTCTACAGTTCGGTGACCCGCCTCGGACTGGAGCGCCAGATCATACCCGTGCGTGGGGACAGCAAGTACACCATGAAGATCCACGCAGACGAGAGTGCAGGGTGTGTGTTCATCGACGGCGACCACAGTTTCCAAGGGTGCCTCGCAGATCTCAGGGAGGCGTGGAGGGTGATCAGACCGGGTGGGGTGGTGATGGTCCACGATTGTCATGTGGGTTCAGATGTCCACAGGGCAATCCAGGAATTTGGGGAGACCGAACACCATATGGCTCAAGCACCCGCAAGCAGCATTCGGATTCTAAAGAAATCGTGACATATACCAAGAAGAAACAATGAACGCTCGTATGGCTCTCCTCACTCTCTACATGCTCTCCTCCTCCGCTGTCGTCCTGGCGGGTCGCATCCTCGGTGGTGACCTGGACGAGTGGGGCTGCAAGGCTTCCGCTGGCTACTCGTGGTGCAACCAGACCGAGACCTGCGAACGGTGGGCAAATTGTCTTAGTGAATCGTAGGGGCGTAGGCTCCCTGAGCAAACAGGAAGGCTGACATACCACCCACAATGAACAGGGTGAGTATCCACCCCACACAGGTCTTCCAGAATATCTTCCAGTCTATAGCAGTGGTACCATTCATAAGAGCCACTGCCGCCGTCGCACCCACCTGGCAATGCGTCGTCGACAGGGGCCACCCGAAGCGGGAGCCGGTGATGATGACTATGGCTGATCCAAGTTCTATGGAGATGCCACGACTGGGTGTAATCTTTGCCAGTTTGGTCCCAATGGTCTGGATAATCCTGTAGCCGTAGAACGAGAGTCCGAGGACTATACCAACCCCGCCCATGGCGAGTATCCAGTAGGCATCGTTGCCCAGTTCAACGCTCTTGGCAACCGACTTCTCCCTATAGATGATGTAGACTGTTGCGAAGGGTCCCATGGCATTTGCCACGTCGTTGGCTCCGTGGGCAAAGGAATCGCACATACAAGTAAACACCTGCAGGGGGCGGAGGGAGTTTTCAGCATCTTCGTCAAACATCTCAGTGTCTGGGTGAAGCCCAGTGTCCTTGTAGGCGTCTCGGGAACGCCCCTTGAGCCACCTTGTGAGTGGGAGCGTTGCCAGGGCTGCGGCTCCACCCACCCCGAAGGATATCGCAGCCACCTCGCCCTCTGACAGGGTGCTTATATCGTCTGAAGCATTCTTGGCTCCCTTCCACATAATGAAGAAGGTGTTGATGGTGATGGTGGTGCCCACCAGCAGGGGGTAAATCTTCCACACATTCTTGAACGCCTCCTGGGTCCTCATGACTGCTCGGATTACCCAGAACAGGAAGGATGCACAGAGACCCGAGAAGGCGGGTGAGAGCACCCACGATATCACGATTGCCGAGACCCCCTTGACGTACGGGAACTCGTCGGAACTCTCGCTCCACGTGACACAGTTGGTCCCCGCAGCGACCATGGACATTCCGATCATCCCACCGACGGTGCTGTGGGTCGTGGAGACGGGGAGGTTGAGGCGGGTTGCGGTCAGGAGCCATATGCCCACCGAGGCGAGGACACACATACACCCGTACATCAGGAGTTCCGGGTTATCCTCGAAGCACTCGTAGTCCGCAATCCCCTTGCGGATTGTCTTGGTGACGTGGCTGCCCATGAGGACGGCACCCAGGAATTCAAACACGGCGGCAGAGATAACTACCATCCTCATGGACATTGCACCACTGCCCACGGCGGTGGCATAGGCGTTGGCAACATCGTTGGCACCTATGCCGAAAGCGGTAAACACAGCAAGCACCCCGCTGGCGCAGACGACCCACAGATATTCTTCCATCCCTACAGTATGGGATACAAATTGTCTGACCCAGCGTGGACGCGCCGCAGGGCGTTGGATTCTACATTCGCAGCAAGGGTGGGACCAGGTGGGCTGCTCGGAGCAAGAAGCGCCGCCTGAACCTGTTGCGAATATATCGTCGATGGAAAAAGCCCGCGGAGTGCCGCAAGATTACACGGGACATGAGGTACCTGGATCGCAGGTGGGGGCTGGGGGCTACCCGAGACATCTGTAGCGCTCCCAGACGTTAGGACCCTTGGGGCGATTGTGTTCCCACCACCACAGGATGATACACATCGCGTCCGCCATGTCGTGGAGGCGCTCGGGGTTCTTTATCCACCCCGCCTGCTCGTGGAGCCACGGGCGCGCCCGAGCCACCGTCTTCTCCTTGCGCCCCTCGTAGTCTAGGTGATTGATGCCGAAAAACTTGTGCATGGAATTCGGTGACACCTTCGTGCACTTCTGGCGGAACATGTAGAACAGCAACTCCTCAACCCCCGTGAGACCCGTCAGGGGTTGACGCTCGATAAGGACCACGTCGGAGGTGTCAAACACCGCTTGAAACTTCTCAACCGTCGCAACCACCCGATCCGCCGTCTCCCTGGATGAGCACAACCGGGTCATATCCACTCGGTGACAGGCGCACACCCTGTGGATGTTGTCGTCCAGCACCTCCACCTGGACCAGAGCCAGGTTGATGATACCTACATCGATGCCCAATATAAACATTATCTCTACACATACTTAGCACCTTTCTTAAAGTTATCGTCTGACCATAAAGGTTGGAAGTTGAAGAAGATACATGCCTCTTCCACTTGTTCGGGGTCAGTCAGGTCGAAAGAGGCAAGAGGCTTGATGTGGTCCAGATGCCACTCACCATGATTATCCCACGTCATACCATCTTCAAACTGATCCTCGATCCAAGTCTTGAAATACTCCAAAT